AGTACGTGCTGCCGGTATTCAAACGGGTCGAGCTGGACCGCTGGAGCGCCGAGCGGCCGGGCCAGGGTGCACGTACCGACCTGGTGACGGCTGCCGCCTAGAGAGACTCCGCACCGCCCTGGCTCGCCGTTGCTTCCTGATGATCCCAACGGCAGAGCCGGGGCCCCGGCCGTCCACCTGAGGTGGAGTGGACCGCCGGTGCTGTCCGGGGGCCCGTGACCCCCGGACGGCCGAGAAGCCCCGATCCCATGCCCGGGTCGGGGCTTTCTCGTTCACCTCTGGAAAGCGCTGCCGTTCTGGATCGCAGCAACCCGGGCGGCGATCCGGGCGTCTGACGCTGCGCGCTTCTCGGCGGCGGTCAGCTTCGGGGCCCGGGTCTTTGCGACCTTGCGGACCGGGGCGAACTGGACACCGTGCGATTTGCGGTGGGAAACCATGCCCTGAACTCCGATGTGCGTCCCGCACTCGGGGCAGTCGGTGAACTGGACTCCGTGGGCTGCTCGCTGTGTCATGAGAGAGACTTTACAGGCGTAGCTCTTAAGTGTCAAGTATTGTGGTTTACCTCACAGGCGAGACTTTACAGTTGACACTTAACCGCCAAGCCTGTAATGTTCTCTCTATCAGCAGCGCACGGCAACCGGAAGGAACTCCAGAGATGAACCCCCAGGCCCAGGAAATCCTGAACCAGCTCACCGTTGGCACCAAGGTCGAGATTCACAGCGAGGTCGGCAAGCCTGCCCCGCACTGGTTCCCGGTTCAGACCACCGAGGTTGCCGGGATCAAGGGCAAGAGCGTCGTCTTCACCAACGGCACCAAGGTCGCCTTCCGGGGCTTGCACCGGGCGATCGTCATCCTCTGACCCGGCCGCCGGGGCCGCCTTCAAAGAGAGGGGGCCCCGCCTGTTGACACTTCACCGTCAAGCCTGTAATGTTCTTCCTAACAGCAGCGCACGACCGAACCGAGGAGCCCGACATGGCACACCTGACCCGAACTGAAGCTGAAATCGCCTACGAGCAGACCGAGGCATGGCTGGAGCGCCACGTGGAACAGGGCACCCCGAAGACCCAGTGGAGCCTGGTCGAGGATGGCCGCCAGGCTGACTGGGACGAGGCGATCAGGATCAATGAATCCTTGACACTTGACAGTCAAGCCGGTAAGGTTGACAGCGTGGACAACGACGCAGAAACGCAGACCACACCGGCCACCCGCGAGACCACCGGCTCGGCCGTGGTCCAGCTCCTCGAGAAGGTGTGGAGCCGGATCCGCGAGAACCACCCCGAGCTGCCCGCCGTGATCATCGTGACCGGTGCTGGACTGACCCTCGGCGGTGGCAAGTGGGGACACTTCCGGGCCAACGGCTGGACTGCCCGCCAGCTCGAGGAGGGTGCGGCCACCAGCTCCAGCCTGGACGAGATGTTCATGGCAGGCGAGACCCTGGCCAAGGGTGCCCGCCAGGTGCTCCAGACCATGCTCCACGAAGGTGCGCACACCCTGGCCAAGGTCCGCGAGATCCAGGACACCAGCCGTCAGGGCCGCTGGCACAATGCCAAGTTCCGGACCCTGGCCGAGGAGGTGGGCCTCGAGCACAAGAACAGCACGGCGGACAGCTCGATCGGCTTCTCGTTCGTCACGCTGACCGAGCAGACCGTCGAGGAGTACGCGGACCTGCTGGCCGAGCTGGACCGCGAGATCCACCTGATGGTGTCGCTCCCCGGTTTCCTGGCCGGGCTCGGCGGCGAGCAGGGCGGCGAGAACATGGGCAAGGCTCCCAAGGGACCGGCTCAGCCGAACACCAACAACGTCAAGGCGACGTGCCTCTGCGAAGAGCCGAACATCATCCGGATGTCCCGCAAGGTGCTGGACAAGAGGGTCGTCATGTGCGAGGAGTGCAACGAGCGATTTCTGGACCGGGGCTGATGGGCTCGACCAGCCGTCCCGCTCGCTGGTGGGAAGTTCCCGCCAGCGAGCAGGGCGAAGGGCGTCAGGGACGTCTCGCGCGGGCCCAGGGGAGTCTCGTCGGCATCACCTGCCCGGTGTGTGGTGAGGCCCCGGTGGTCTACAACGGCAATTACTTCTGTGACAACTGGACCTTCCCCTATGTGCCGGGCGAAGGATCGTGCGACTGGGCGATGGCACACCCGTCCACCAGCAAGAGGGACCGGGCGATCTGCGACCTGATCGGGATCGACTACTACTGACCACTTGACACATCCCAGCGATGCCTGTAACGTAAGAGACGGTGGAGAAGGTCCACCATTAAGGGGAGGTAAGAGATGATCGAGACATTGAATTACGCGGGCGTGCCGCTGGATAAGGCGCTGGAACGAGAGCCCGACCTGGACGCGATCAAGGCCGCGCTGATCCATGAGTACGCGATCCGGCACGCGATGGCCGAGACCGAGGAAGACCGCCAGACCGTCGTCGATGCGATCGGGGCCTTCGAGTCGATGGACCAGGAGGCTGTGCTCGAGCTGACCAGCGGCGCGCCGACCACGCTCGCTGATGGCCTCCAGGCGTACATCGAGACGCTGGACACTGACCGGCCGGTAATCGCTGGGTCCGGGCCGGACCCGATTGAGGGTGTCCTGGACGCGCTCCACGCGCTGCTGATGTACCCATGGCCGGAGGAAGAGGCGACCGTCGCCACTCACGGCGCTAACGCTGCGGTCGGCTTGCGGGTCGAGCGCGACGGAAACAAGGTGTCCGTTTGGGTCGGTGGTTCTGAGGTGCACACATCGTGGACGGACTGGGACGTGGCGATGGTGGCCCAGGAGGTCTCCGAAGCCGTCCACCGGGCTGTCCTGTCCCGCGTCATCGGCGACCGTGAGCACATCGTCCAGCTCAGCCCCATCGACGCCAAGCGGCTCTCTGACTGGCTGAACCGGCCGAACGGGTCGTGGTCTTCCCGTCACGACGCCAGCGGGGCCTCTGAGCGGGTCACCGTCAACGCTGTCGAGGGCGGCGGGATCCTGATCCGGACCCGGCCGTTCACCTACGTCACACCTCCCCAGGCGCGCGGCTGAGCTGGAGTTCCTCCCCTGGGTTGACACCTCGCAGGTCTGACGGTAATGTATTCACCAGACCGAGAGACCGACCCAGGGGAGGATCTATGCACAGCTTGATCAAGGTGACGGGGCTGTCGCTCCGTCAGTGGGACTACCTCCAGACCAACGTGAATCACGGCCACCGGTTCCGGTCCGGAGAGGTCCGGGTCTGTGCGGAGTTCGAGGTCTCGCCGGACCTGAACAGCCTGCACGTGGAGCTGCCGATCGTCGGCCTGGCAGTCCTGATGTCCGTACTTCAGGGCGTCGAGGAGGCGGCCCAGGCCGAGGCCATCCTGACCGACGCCGAGACGATCGTCGGCCGGGTGACCGAGCCGACCGAAGCCGAACGGATGGCAGAGGTAGCTCTCGAGGAGCACGAGCCCCCGACCCCGGCCTCTTTCGTCTACTGCGGTAACTACTCGGCACACGTGCCGCATGAGTGCGGCGGTACCACCCGTGACGGATCGGTATTCACCACTACCTGTGAAGGTGTGGATGCCGAGCTGGACCTTCTCGATGAGATCAGCGAGCGTCCGAGTATCGAACGTCCGGACGGCTGCTGATGATCACCAAGGTCAGCGGGCTTGATCTGTCGATCACCGCAACGGGGGTAGCGCACACCGCCGAGCAGCTCGCGTGCACGCACCTGGTGAAGACCAAGGACGGCACCGGAGACCACCGGCTGCTGGTGATCAAGCTCCAGGTCCGGGAGCTGGTCCGGGGTAGTGAGTTCGTACTGATCGAAGACCTGCTGGAGAGTTCGCTGCGGGCCGGGACGACCGGCATGGTCCACGGGGCCGTGCGCACGATGCTTCAGGAGGAGGGCATTCCCTACGGACTGATCCCGCCTTCCAGCCTGAAGAAGTACGCCACCGGCAATGGCAACGCCAGTAAGTCAGATATGGCCGTGGCCGCCTTCAAGCGGGGTGGCGTCGAGTTCACCGACGACAACCAGTGCGATGCCTGGTGGGCTCACGCGATGGCCAGGGATCTCGTAGGTGAGCCGTTGTTCGAGATGCCCGCCGTCAACCGGGAGTCACTGAAGAAGATCAGGCAGGAGGCGTGAGGTATGGACCCCGAGGTGATCAAGGCTCGCCGGAGCGCGATCGTGCTCGCTTCCCCGTGCGACGGGTGCGGGGCAAGTCTCGAGTCGTGTCTGGCCAGCCGTGGCAGGGACAAGACCGCGCCGAGCTGGTTCGGCTGCTGTGCCCGTGGCGCGATGCTGGACATCCGGTGCAAGCACGTGGCGGATCAGTTCGCCCTGCTGAGACTGATCAAAGAGATCGAGAGTGGGGAGGTGGCCCCGTTGCCGACTCCCGAGGATGAGCTGCTGGCGTCGATCCAGGAGTTCCCGATCAACCGATCGCTCCGGTCTCGAGTGCGTGCCATGGCCGCCGCGAACTGGCCCGATGACATACCGATGCCGGGAGAGTACTGATGACTGACGTAATGCCGCACTTTCCAGCCGAAGTCGAGGTCGTGACCCGAGAGGCCGAACAACGTGAGGCTGTCCGGCAGGCGGCTGTCGAGCGGCACCTGGCCCGGACCGGCGGACGGCTCGGCTGCCCGCACCCGGCGCACCGGATGGCCACCGTCGATAACTCGCCTGCCAGTCTCATCCTCCCCGAGTGCGCCGGTCAGGAGGCTTGGCTGGCAGCACGTCAGGGCGGCATCGGCGGGTCCGAGGTCGGCGCGCTGGTCGGGATCTCCGATTATGACACCAGCTTCTCGGTCTGGAACACCAAGAAACACGGCGGTAAGGACCTGTCCGGCCTGGCTGCTGTCGCCTGGGGTCACCGGCTGGAGGAGGTGGTGGCCCAGAAGACCGCCGACAACATCGGCATGGTCTCGCGGTTCGCGGGTGGTCTCTGGGCCGACCGGGAGCGTCCGATCCTGCGGGTCACCCCGGACCGGTTCGCGTGCAAGCCACGCCAGTGGCGGGCCCGCGCGCTGATCGAGTGCAAGACCGCCGGGGATGATGAGCACTGGGCGGACGGCACGATCCACCCGAACGGACACGGCACCGGCTCGGCACCGCTGAGTTACCAGGCCCAGGCCCAGTGGCAGATGGGCATCATCGGGCTGCCGGTCTGCTACCTCGGCTGCCTGGTGCTCGGCCGGGAGCGCTCGTTCTTCACTGTGGAGATCCATTTCGACAAAGAATGGTTCGCCGAGCTGGCCGACGAGGCCGAGCGTTTCTGGGTCCAGAACGTGCTCGCCGATGAGCCTCCGATGCACAACTTCCGGCACCCGAAGACCGAGGAGATTCTGAAGACCCTTCATCCCTCGGTGGTCATTCCGTCCGTCCAGCTCCCCGATGACGCAGGCGACTGGGCCAATGACCTCAAGGCGGCCCAGGAGAAGCTGAAGGCAGCCGAGGCCGAGGTGGACGCGATCAAGAACTATTTCCGGATGTGGACCGGCGACGCCGGAGCCGGATATCTCGGGGACCAGAAGATCGTGAGCTATCCGGAGGTCAAGACCACCGGAATCGACGTGGCGCTGCTGAAGGAGAAGTTCCCCGAGGTGGCCGAGAAGGTCACCCGGACATCGCATTACCGGCGGCTGACGATCAGGCCTCCGAAATGACCTGGGGGCACATTGGGGCATTTGCCCTGGGCATGATCGCTCAGAGCGTGATCGTCGTTCTCGAGGAGCGCTGGCGGGAATGGCGCGGCCAGAAGCGGAAGGCCCGGAGATGAGAGCCAAGCATCGGTGCCCCGGCTGCCGGGCCGTGGACGTGCCCAACAACATGCTCGCTTGTCTGCCCTGCTGGCGGAACCTTCCCGGACCGATCCAGCGCGAGGTTCAGGCGACGTTCCGGTACCCGATCGCTCATCCCCGGAGAGCGTCGATCCTCGAGCAGGCTGTCGATCACTGGCGTAAGCCTTCTGACGCTTAAGTGTCAACGTTGCTACATTACCGGCGATCCTGTAAGGTCATAACCGCTCCTCCTGAAGACCCCCGAGGGAGAGCACCAACGGCGCTCAGGCGGCTCGAGAGAGCTTCTCCTGAGATTCAGGGGTAGGGACCCTCAGACCGATCCCAGGGTGTCAGGTTCGCGGCCAGGCACCCGGCGCTAGCGCTTGTAGCTCAATGGCAGAGCAACCCGGAGATTCCGAAGGGATACCAACGGGTCCGTCCAGGTTCGATCCCTGGCAGGCGCACGACCGGCAACAGCTCTCCTGCCACGAGGGGACCGGGTACGAGCCCGGCACGGTGAGCAGGAGCCGGAAACCAGGTCCCCTAGGACGGAAGGCAGTGCCGTGACAGCCCGGAGAGACGGGTGGGGCGGCGGCCCATCAGAATCCGCCGGGTCCGGCCGGACCATAGCGCCACCGAGGCGAATGCCGAGGAGACGCAACGGATCGGCCGGGCCGCACCAACAACTCAACTCAGCTCAACTCACAGAGAGGTGGCCCTAATGGCTGCCAGCAACAAGAACACTCCCGAGGTCACGGCCGGGGAGAAGGACGAGGTAGACAAGTTGTTCGACGAGCCCGCCGGTATCTCGGACGAGGATCTCGACGACCTGCTCGACGCCGTCGAGGAGGACGACTCCGAGGGTTGGGTCCCGAAGGAGAAGGGCGAGGGGATCTCCGGCAAGGTGATCAAGGTCGGAACCACCCGCTCGGACTTCGCCAACGACGGTGAGGACCCGAACTGTCCCACGGTGGTCATCGAGACCAAGAACGGTGACAAGTGGCGGGTCATCGGCTACGGGACCGTGCTCAAGCGCGAGATGATCGACCAGAACCCGGAGGTCGACGACCTGATGGCCGTGAAGTACTTCGGGGAGAAGCCGATCAAGTCGGGCCGCTTCCAGGGCAAGCCCTACAAGCACTACGGCGTGGCGGTCCGCAAGGCTGCCAAGAACGTCAAGGCCGCCTGATCCACTGATCTCCGGCCCCGTCCGATCCAACATTGCCTGGATCGGCCGGGGCCGGTCCGTCTCTGAAGGAAGGTTGACACATGGCTGTCAAGTTCACCGGCGCTGGTCTGCCGGACGGCACTGTCCTGCTGATGGGCATCAGCTACCCGAACAGCTCTCTCGAGTACACCTACGCGATGCTGCGAGCCAAGGGGCTCTGGTACGTCACCGGCTCTGGCCAGGTGCCGATCGCGGCCGGGTGGCCTGCTGTCGAGCGCTGGCTGGCCAAGGACGATCGAACGGTGCTCTGGGTCAGGGCGGCCACCGAATGGGCCACTCTCTGGCCTGCTCCCCAGGAGGAGCCGGTCGGCTCGGCTGAGACTTCGGACCTCAGCGATCGTGTCAGCCGGGTGCCTCCAGCTTGACAACATCCCCGTTATGCCTGTAAGGTGCTGGGCATGACTGACACGGCTTATTCGGCCAGGATCGAACGGGGGCTCCACTGATGACGGCTCTGGTTTTACGTGACTATCAGAAAAAGGCGATCGATTCGATCCACACGGCCGAACGGGAGGGTGTGCGCCGTCCGCTGGTGGTCCACCCGACCGGGACAGGCAAGACTGTCACCTTCGCTGCCACCATCGAGCGGCGGGCCGACCGGGGCCGGGCCATCGTGCTGGTGCACCGCGAGGAGCTGGCCGATCAGGCGATCGAGAAGCTGGGCTGGCAGGCACCGAACCTACGTACGGGGAAGGTCAAGGCCACGCACAACGACGTCGGTGCGGATGTGGTGATCGCCAGCGTGCCGACCGTCCAGCGCGACAACCGGCTGGCCCAGTTGCTCGAGGCACAGCAGACCTACGGCCCGTTCGGCACGATCATCGCCGATGAGGCGCACCACGCACCGGCCCCGAGCTGGGTGAAGGTGATGACCGCGCTCGGTTCCTACAACCCGTACGGGCCGCTGACGGTCGGCTTCACCGCCACCCCGGAGCGCGACGGCAAGACCCTCGGCGTGTGGGAGAAGGTCGTCTCCTACATGTCGATCCGGGAGGCCATCTACCAGGATTTCCTGGTGCCGATCCTGCCCGCCGTGGTCATCGAGACCAAGACCGACATGCGCAAGGTCCGCAAGGGTGGCGACGGTGACCTGAGCGGAGGTGACCTCGGCCGGGCGATGGAGGACTCCGGGGCGATCGACCAGATCGCGGACGGCTTGATCGAGCACGCCAGCGACCGCAAGATCCTGGCCTTTACCCCGACCGTGGCCACGGCGCACGCGCTGGCCGAGGCTCTGGTCAAGCGCGGAATGTCCGCCGAGGCCGTGGACGGGGAGACCGATACCGAACTCCGGACGGCTGTGAAACACCGGCTGAAGACCGGCGAGACCCAGTGCGTGGTCAACTGCGGTGTCTTCACCGAGGGTTTCGACGAGCCGTCCATCGATTGTGTGTGCATCGCCAGGGCGACGACGTTTCACGGTCTCTATATCCAGATGGCCGGACGTGGTACCCGCAAGAGCCCGGTTAAGACCAACCTGCTGATCATCGATGTGGTCGGCGCGACCAAGCGCCACGACCTGGTGAGCCGGGTGGATCTCGGCGACGAGCTGGACGATCCGAAGCGCAAGGTGGTCAACCCGACCGGGCCGCGCGTCTGCAAGTTCTGTGAGGAAGCCTGCGAGGAGCCGGGACACCGCTGCTCGCTGTGTGAGCGCTACCTCCCCCTGGGCCGGATCGAGGAGGGCGAGACCCGTCACGAGAACTGTCACGCCGGTAAGGCCGCCCGGACCGACGTGTTCGGTGCTTCCCGGCTTCGCTGGCTGCCGCTCAAAGAGGGCTGGTGCCTCGGAGCCGGGGACGAGATCGTGCTGATGGTCCCGGCCGGGCTGGATACCTGGAAGCTGGCCAGCTACCGGGACAACCGGGTGGAGATCATCCACTCCGAGCTACCGGCCGACTGGGCGATGGGCATCGGGGAGGACAGGGCGAAAGCCTTTCTGCCGCTGGTCGAGCGTGGCAAGAGCTGGCTGACCATGCCTCCGTCAACGGCTCAGCTCGGCCGACTGGAGCGCGAGGGACTGAAGCGTGAGTTGCTGCCGAAGGTGCGGACCCGGGGCGACGCGGCAGACCTGCTGACCAGGATCTCCGCTCGCCGGGCCTGGAACAAAATCTCCGCTTGACCACAACGACGGCATAGCTGTAAGGTTCACATCCCAGGCACGTGAACAAGGATTCACGTGCCTGGATACCAACCAAGGACGGGGAGGTCCGCAATGCACCAGATGTTAGGTCGAGGGATCCGCACGCTGGCAGAGACCAGGGACGGCCGGGTCACGGTGACCATCACCGTTGACGCTCAAGAGTCACGTCAGGAGTCGGCCGACCAGGATCTGGCGATCGGTGAGCTGATCGCGGTCCGTGACCGGCTGAGGGCCGAGCTGTCCGCCGAGCTGGACCGGAACGCCGAGCTGGCCGCCGAGCTGAAAGACCGGGACCGGACCCTCGTCGCGATCCGGGACGCGGTCAACACCGGGGATGTGTCCGCTGCTCTTGAGCGCGCTCGCGTCGTGCCCTTGGCCAAGTCGGTCAAGAAGATCCTCGAGCTGCTGTCTTCCTTCCCCGGTACCGGCACGTCACAGGCGTAACGTCGGTATACGGAGCGGGCCCGCCACCAGGGGAAACCCTCGGTGACGGGCCCAGAGATCAACCTGAAAGGAAGACCGAAACGTGACCGACGATAACACTCCGGCCCGGCTCAGTGAGGATCACGCCGCGTACCTGGCGAGCCAGGCCGTGGATCCCGGGCTGGCCCAGGTGCTCGGGGTGCGCACGCTCGCCAGCCCGGCGGACACCCGGGACCTCGGCGATTTCTGGGGCAATTTCGCCAACTTCCCGGCTCTGCTCTTTCCCTGGACCTCCCCGGATGGGCGGGTCGAGATCCAGGTCCGGCCGGACAACCCGACCACCGATGCCAAGGGCAGGCCCCGCAAATACGTCTTTCACAAGGGGATGGTTCCGGTGCTCTGGGCCATCCGGGAGACCGGCGGGCCGCTGCTGATCGTCGAGGGCACCAAGCAATCTCTGGCCGCCGCCAGCTACGCACCGGCCGGAGTCTCGGTCTACGGCATCGCGGGATGCCGCTCCTGGCAGGTCGACGGGGTGCCCATCCCCGACCTGGCCGTGACCGATGGCCGGGAGGTCATCGTCGTGCTGGACGCCGATGCCGCCGACAACCCGGAGGTCTACAGAGCCGGGGTCGAGCTGGCCGCTGCTCTGGGGATGGAGGGTGCGGAGAAGGTGCTGTTCACCCGGATGCCCGCCAACGGCAAGTCCGGGCTGGACGATGTGCTCGCGGGACGACCGGCCGATCGGCGGGCCCTGTTCATGGAGCGGCTGATCAAGGGAGCCAAGCCCAAGCCTGCCGACAAGGTGCCGAGCCGCAAGCGCAAGCCGGTCACACCGGGGGAGGGTGGCCGGGTCACGATCATCTGTAACCGGGACCGCTATGAGGTGATCAACGAACTCACCGGCGCTCTGCTGGACCGCTGGAACGCCGTGGACCTGTTCTGTCACGGCGGGGTGCTCAGCCGTCGCCAGCCGGACGGTATGCACCCGATCGACCGGGGCACCTTCCACGACCTGATCCAGGAGACGGCCAGAACGGTGAACGAGAACGACGGCGCTCAGGGCGTCACCCAGTCCTTTGCGTGGCCGGACCCCGGCACGATGTCCGCAACACTGAGCCGGGCGAATCAGTTTGCCAAGCTGGACCGGATCGCACACGCGCCGTTCGTGCGGCCGGACGGAACGGTGGTCACCGGGCCCGGCTATGACGCGGCTACCAGGACCATGCTGCTGGCTGACCCGGTGTTCGAGGGCCTGAAGGTCCCCGAGGACCCGAGCCCCGAGGAGATCCAGGAAGCTCGCGAGCTGATCCTGACCGAGTGGCTCGGTGACTTCCCGTTCGAGTCGGATATCGACCGGGCCAATGCGCTGGCGCTGATCGTCACCCCGGCCATCCGGGGCATGATGCCCAAGGTGCCGCTGGCCGTGATCGACGGACTCCAGATGGGTGTCGGCAAGAACCTGCTGGCCGACTCGCTGCTGACCGTCTACACCGGGGCGGCGGCTGAGCCGATGAACTGGGTTTCCGAGCCGGACGAACTCCGCAAACAGATCACCGCCGCATTCCGGACCGGGGCGGAGTTCTTCGTATTCGACGAGGCACACGTCATCGACGGGGCCCCACTGGCCCAGGCACTGACCGCCGCGACCTGGCAAGACCGCATCCTCGGTGTCTCGACCATGGCCAACTTCCCCAACGTCATCACCTGGATCTCGCTGGGCAACAACGTCTCGGTCAAGGGCGACCTGACCCGCCGGGTCTACCGGATCGCGCTACGGCCGACCTACGCGGACCCTCAGGATCGGCCCAGCTCGAGCTTCCGGCACCCCGGCCAGTCGGGGATGGACCTGCTGACCTGGACCCGGCACAACCGGGCAGCCATCATGGTGGCCATCCTGACTCTGGTCCGGGCCTGGTTCGCCCAGGGTCAGCCCCGGCCCCGTCGCGGGATCTCGTTCGGATCGTTCGAGCAGTGGGAGCGCATCACCGCCGGGATCGTCGAGACGGCCGGGCTGACCGGCTTCCTGGACAACCTGAAGGTCTGGCGGTCGGAGTCGGACTTCGAGACCCAGTACTGGGCCGGTCACCTCGGATGGCTGCGGGAACAGTTCGGCGGTAAGGCTTTCAAAACCGCCGAGGTCAAGGCGAAGGCCCAGGCCGACCCGGCTGGTTATCTGGCTCCCCCCAAGCTGGACGATGTGGCCGAGAAGGGCTACGGAAAGTCTCTCGGGGAGGCGTACTCCAGACTGCGGGGCCGCCGGTACGGCACGCTCTGGATCGAGCGGGCGGGTTACTCGCACGGCCACGTGACCAACTGGCAGGTGTTCGAGCAGGGCGACGGGCCGACCGGTGGCAACCCGGACCGGGACCCGATGCCGGAACCGCTCGAGCCGGACCCTGTGGACGAACCTGTGGACGAACCTGTGTGTCCCGCGTGCGAGGAGGAGCACCCGTTAGACGAATCATGCCCCGGGCTGGAGCCGGACCCTGTGGACAGCTCTTGTGAGTTCTGCCGGATCCCTGTGAATCCCGGCTGGCCGGTGTCACATCGGCTCGGCTGCCCGACGCTTGATCCTGACACTGAAGTGTCAACCGGACGGATGGTTGCCGTCCGGCCGGGCGACCAGTGCGACTGTGAGGCGGGCAGCCAGGGCAAACTCTTCTCCACGCACACGCCCGGCATCCTCGGATGCACCGGCGGTGCACCGGCGGCCGGGGTGGTCAC